AATACTAAACTTATTACACAGGCGTTTAATATTTTTGCTTCTTGTTTTGTTCGTAAAAAAGCAGTCTTGAATCATTTTAAGTTCTTATGTGACACTTTTGTGATGAAAAGGTTAATTTTACATAATGGCAATTCTTTTCTCATTTCAAATGGTGTGCCATCTGGTCATGCTTGGACTTCACATATTAATTCCATGTGTAATTGGATACTCTGGACTTCTACAATTCATAACTGCCCCCATATTCCTTTGAAGTTTCGAGAGGATTACGAGCTTCAAATTCAAGGGGATGATGTTTGTATACATTCTAATACTTATCTGGATAAGAATGTTAGAAATAAAATTTCGTATTGGATGTTGCGGAATTTTAACTATGTTGCTACTGATGATACTTCGGAACCATGTAAACATAAGATAGTTAATAGCAATGACGCTTCGTCATTTCTAAAACGTTATACTGATGTAAATGGTAATCTATGTACCAAAAGTAAAGACGTATGGAAAAAATTAATTTTTGGAGCAGATTATAGTGGTGTCAGAAAATCACGTATGACTTACCTTTATCGTCGTATTAATGACATCGCCATTATGGATTCTGTAGAGCGGAAACGTGTTGCTTTATTTTTTGCTTTTACTGATCTGTTTGAAAGAAAATTTTTTAACATGCCATTTATAGAAAGATTATCAAGACATCATCAGATTTATGAAGTTTTGTTTCACTATACTAATGTTTTCCATAGCAGCACAAAGTTAATCTGGAAAAAGTTCATTTCCTTAATGAATATTAATCTTCGTGAGTTCAATGAAAACGTTTTACACTTTGATAATTATATCAAAATGGTGTATAAACAAAATTATTGGACTTATGACTCAAGTCGAGAATATATTGATTATTGGAGTGATCGTAAAAAGAGTGTTACTGTGAGTAAAGCTCTTCAAAATTTTCGTGAATATCAGATTTTATCTGAGATATCCTTTTTTGAGAAATTACATGGACCATTTCTTAAAAATGTCAAGAAGAGGTTTAGGAACTAAACAACAAATACTTGGGACTTATCACAAGCCCCTTTACCAATAAATACAAATCTAAAGTGTCGTAAGTTTTCATCCAGATTGGAAGCTTTTATAGCGATCGTAGATCCTCCTTTTAGAGTAATCTCATTTTTACTTAATTATGTTTGATTATTGCATATTAGTAGCGATGAGTGGGAGCAATTATGC